GACCTACGGCTTGCAAAGCCGTCGCTCTCCCAACTGAGCTAAGTCCCCGTAACGACGGCAGAATCGCCGCCGGGCAAGCCATGACACCCGGTCGCGCGAGGTTGCCATCCCTCGCGCAACGAAGTCATCGTCGCCGCGGCCTAAGCCTTCGGCTTGCTGTTGATCATCCATCTAAGGAATTCTTCTCGCGTCCTCCGCCCCTTTGCTTCGTTGCATGTTGCGCACGACATGCACAGATTGCTCATGTCATCAGTGCCGCCTCTGCTCGTTGGCGTTCGATGATCAACGGTAGCGTCTTCCAGTTTTACACTTTTGTGGCAGTATTCGCAAAAACCACGCTGCATCTTGTGCAATGTTTTTCGCCTCCCAACAATGATATTTGCGCGTCCCATCACTGCGCCTTCGGCTTGCTGTTGATCTCGACCATCTTCTCGCACCACGCGGGCGTGCCGAACTCGATGCGTCGCGTGGTGATGATGAGAATGTCGCGCGTCTTCACGTCGAGAGTGCACTGGTCGACGAGGACAACGTCGGTTCGGATCATGACAGCGGCTGGAGGGATCGTCTCCTCGCCGGGCCCGTCGTAGGTGTAGTCGAGGTCGAAATCGAGGTTCTGCATGGATCGGTCCTATCACGGTTCAGGCGGATTTGTCAAGCCAACACATATCGGCGCAGTACATGTTACCCGTGCGCTTGCTCAGGACGCGCGGAGCGCCGCACGAGCGACAGCAGTCGAGCGTGTCAACGCTCTTTTCGATGCTATCCCACCGCTCGCACATGCGAGAGACGATGTCGCAGATCCGCCCGACACGGTTGACGCGCGTCTCCGAGCCGATGCCAATAACGCGCCCGTTCGGATGCTCCGCGCTCGGCTTGCACTTGTAGAGCAAAGCGACGCGAATCGCGTCCTTGCCGACATCGCGCACGGCATCACCGACGATGGTTGTATAGACCACGACCTGCAAATTGCGCGAAAACGAGCCATCCTTGAGCCTGATCCGGCGAGCGATCTGGCGCTCCTGGCCGCTCGGGATGTTCGGCCGCTCGCTGGCCTTCATGCCGGCCAGACACTCGAGGATGGCCGTTGCAAGGGCGCGGCGGGAGACAGGGGAGGCGGGATCGTAGGTTGCGGTCGGCGCGGTGTTTGTCATGGCTCAGACATCATGCACCGGCCGCGGACGGCTTGCAAGAGTTATTTGCAAGCCGAGGTTGTGCGGGTTCTCACTTCACGCGAACGAAGGTTCCGAGCTTCATGAGCGCCAGCAAATTTCGCGCGGCGAGACGCTCCTGCTCGTGATGCTCTGTTTCGCCATAGGCCGAGATCTTCGTGTTCACCAGCGAATCGAGTCGAGCCGCAGCCGCATCGATCGCCGATGTCACATTCTGGATCTTGATCCCGAGCTCCTGACGCATCGCCACGATGTCTGCGGCATCGATGCCGAAAACTTCCGCGGCCTTGTCATCCTGCCATTCGAGCGGCGAGACGAGCAAGGATCCGTCCGGTTGACGGACGCCCGGTGTTGTGATCATCGCCTTGACCAGATCACGCTTTTTCTCCGAAGAGACAGACTTTGCCGGCTCGACTGGAGCCTCGAGCTCGAGGCGATCCGGGGCCGCGGCGACAGTCCGCATCGCCGCTTGCAGGCTCGCGCCGCTGGCGATGCTCTGAGCCTTGCGCGTGGCATCCGTCGCGGCCTTGATCTCCTGCTCGGAGAGCTCGCGAATGACACCGCGGCCATTGCCGACGACGTAGCGCTCTGCCATCGGCAGAGGTCGAATTCTGGCGATCTTCTCGTTCGGCCGATCGAGGTCGATATCCGCAACGGCGGTCCCGAGTGCGAGGTTCGCTGTCTCATTGCGCCACACGATCAAACGTGGCGCTTTGACAGCATCGCGGCGCAGCGTGACGGACGCTCCGATCGTCACGGTACCGTGGCCCGTGTCATGCTTGATCGGCTCGATCTGTGCGTCGTGATGATCGGCGCGCAGATCGGCCTCGAATTGTCTGTAGATGCCGACGCTCGAGATGCCCGTCGAATTGTTCGCAGGCACGAAGATCCGACACGAGCTCACCTGCCAGGACTTCGGGATCCCGAGATCCTTGTACTCGGATCCCGTGAGAGGCAGGAGGCCGCTGATCTTCGCGGCGGAGTAGAGACTGGTCAGCAGGTGCTTCATGCGGCGACTGTCACATGAAGCACCGCACGAGTCAAATTCAGCCGACGAATTCGCCGGCGACGATTCGCTTGACCAGCTTCGCGAAGGCCGGCGTTCCCTGCTGGATCTGGGCCTTACCGTTGTAGATCGTGGTCGTGCTGCGGTTGACACGCGGGCCGCGACCGCCAGCGATCTGCGTGATCGTCTCGACCTGCGGCGCGAGCTCTGCGACGATCTCGCGGAAGCCCGGCGACGACGGCACATGCACGATCGTCTCCTGCGAGATCACCGTGAAGTGCGCCAGGATGTCCTCGCCGCGCGCCTCGTAGACCACGGGCTCTTTCACGGCCCAGATCTCGAGGTTGGCCTCGATCATGGCCTCGCGCAGCGCCGGCCAGATGCACAGGGCCATGCCGAACGAGCGGCAGCCGTGCGAGAGGCGCCAGTAAGAGGCGTAAGAGACGCGAGCGCCGGCCAGAACCTCGCGCAGCGCCTTGTAACTCGCCGCTTGGCGGCAGAGCTTGAGGAAGGCGATCGCGACGGCGATCGTGTTGAATGCGTAGCGATCGCGCTGGCCCACAGGGCCGACCAGAGCGACGATTCGGGAGATGCTGTCGGAAACGCTGAACATGCAACCCTTGTCGCACGCATCGGCTCGCAATGCAAGCAATGATCGCCGTGCCTGGACTGCTCGTGAGAAAAAGGGCATTCTGCGGCCATGGGAAAAGCGACAGTGAAGTGCTCGAAATGCGAGCGCGACAAGCCGAAGACAGCCTATAGAGGCGGCCGGCGTACATGCAACGAATGCCATAACACCCGTCGCAAGGTGCTCCGCAGGACTGATCCGCTTCGCGAGCTGTGCACGAACGCGGCCCGCCGAGCAGAGCTCAAGGGCTTCGAGTTCAATGTGACACCGGAGTATCTGCGACACGTTCTCGCAGCGCAGGACGGGCTTTGCTACTTTTTCAAAGTGCCGCTTCATGTAGACGGATCGACCGCTGATTCGCTGTATCAGGCGTCGCTCGACAGACTGGACAATTCACGTGGCTATGTAGAGGGGAACGTCGCTCTGACATGCGTCGCGGCGAACCTAGCTCGCAACAAATTCACTTCCGAGCAGTTTTCGGCGTTCTGCTCAGAGCTTCCTGCGCACCTGACCACAAGGCCAGATCATGCTCTGCGATGCTTGCTCAAAAAACTCGGCGATCCTCGACCGATCATGGTGAGCGGCGATCTGGACGTTGTGACAGCGCTGCGCATCGAGATGCGAGGCAAGGGTCAGATCGGTGCACTCTTGCATAGCGGAGGGATCGCGAGCTTCGTGATGCACCTTCCCACGGCGCAAGCCGACCTGTTCTTTCAGACACTTCGAGATCGCCGCTTGCTGCGCGCCGTGGCCGTCGATCCACAGGGGATGATCCATGCCTAGAAAAGCCAGTGAAAAGCCCGCGAAGGCGGTCAAAGAACCGAAGCCGGCCAAGCCCGCGAAGGCTCCTAAAGAGCCGAAGGTGAAGCCTGAACCTCGCAGCTCGAAAACCCTCGTGTTTGAGCGCGCAGAGGCCATTCTGCGCACGAATACACGTGGACAAGTCGGGCACCTGGATCAGTTCAAAAAGATCAGCAAGGAACACTCGCCAGAGGACGCGGAGCGATGGCTCGCAGAGCACCGCACGCAAACATTGTGGGCACGCGAGGCGCTCAAACTTCGCAATGCTCTGCTGTGGGACACGGAGACCACGGGCCGCGATGCAGCCGCGGAGGTCATCGATATCGGCGCGTGTCGCATGGATCGAACGGTCGTGCTGAACACCCTGATTCGTCCGGAAGGCAAGATCAGCAGTGGTGCATCGCTCGTTCACGGCATCACAGCGGCGGACGTGAAGTCCGCGCCGACGTGGGCCGAAGTCTGGCCGGAGATCGAGGCGGCACTCTCGAAGACCGATCTGATCATCGCATACAACGATGCGTTCGATCGCCGGTTGATCGCACAAGCGTGCTTCATGGCTGGGCTTCCCGAGCCGAATCTACCACCTGCGCTCAAGCCTGAGCTCATGATCCGCTTCGCAAATTGGGTCGGAGACTGGGATGCGAAGTGGAACCATTACAAGTGGCACAAGCTGGAAAGCGGACACCGGGCGCTCGGCGACACGATCGCCATGATCACCCTGCTCGAGCGCATGGCCGCAAGCACCGTGGTATAGTGACAGCAACACGGCTCGAGCCTCTGCCATGCACGCTCGGGCTCTCTGACAGTCGCGGTGCACCGGGCGACTAAAATGCCGTCAAAGGCAGCCTAACTGGCCCCGGTGGCCAATTTCGAGAGCCGCAGATCTCAGGTCTGCGGCTCTTCGTGTATCGTCAGCTCGTGGACTTCTCGCTCGCGAATCGCCTCCCCAACCTCGAGGATCTGACCTCCAAGCGTGGCTTGGCGAATGTGCTGCGCATGCGCAAGCCGGACGAGGTCACTTCATGGGTCCTGCACCAGAACGGTTTTCACTGGCAGGAGAACAACCCTCTTCGAGACAAGATCAAGGCACATTTTCAGATCTGGCAGTCCGGCCGGATCACTCAGAATGCCTCGATCCTGGCCCGTCTGCGAAGTTCTAGCAACGGCGCAAACAAGTTCTGCATCGGCATCGAATTTGACGGCAACTTCGAGGGCATGCCGGGTCGTGACAACTTTTTCAAGCCTGAGAAGTACGGTCGCAGCCATGTGACACCCGCGCAGGTGATGGCGGCTCGCCGACTCATGCGTGAAGTGCACGCAATGCTGAATGAGCAGTCTCCGGGAACACTGCTCGCAGTGTTCGCGCATCGACAGTGGGGCGTCAGCAAAACGGGCAAGCCGAATCGCCCGATCTGCCCCGGACATGAGATCTGGACGCACGTCGGGGAATGGGCCAAGTCAGAATTTGGCTATACGGACGGTGGCCCCGGATGGTGCTATCGCGTGAAGGGCAAGGATCACGGGATCCCGATCCCCGATGACTGGCGCGGTGTGCCGATGGCAGATGCCGAAACGGCGGTGTGCTAATGGCTAGTACATCGAAAACGACTCGAAAGCCTCGTAAACGGCAGGAGACAGACGTTTACAAGCTGATCTACAAGCGACTTTGCGAAGGCGTCGCCGACGAGGAGATCGCCGACGAGCTGAACGTCGACGATGAGCAATTCGAGAAGCTCAAGCTGGACGCGTTCAAGGCAAAGGCGCTGGAGTACAAGCAAAAGCCTCCGGAGCACACCTACGTCGAATACGTGATCGAGCAAAAGAAGACGCTCGAGATGCTGAACAAGCTGATTCGCGATCTCGCTGAGTGCGACGATCCGAAGGTTGCACCTGCACGCGTCTCGGCGATGCGCACTCGTGCTGACATCCTGGATCGCATGGTCTCCACTGGCCAGACGCTCGGGATGGTCGACAAGGCCGCAGACGTGACAAAGGTAGTCGGCGGCTTCGTGTTTGAGCAATTGGGTCGCGAAGATATCAAGAGCCTGATCTTCAAAGAGCTCGAGGGTCTCAAGCGAATCGTCGACACGACCGCGGTGTCGATCGAGCAAGTGACAGTGCCTCCCCTGCACTACGGCGACTCGGGAGACGAGAATGCAGTGCAACACGTGGCAGACGATGACGATGACTGACAGGGCCTAACATGGCCACGAGAGCAGGAGACTGACACAAACATGGCTTCCCCGTCCAACCGAATCGAGACTGGCACTTTCCGCGCGAACGGCGGCGCTGCCGTGCTTTGCGACCTTCCGGGCTTCCGTCCGCTTTCCATCGACATCTTCGGCGCCAACGGCTCGAAGATGGAATGGCACTCGGGCATGGAAGCCGGCACTGCATGGAAAACCGTGATCGGCGGCACGCGATCGCTGGTCGTTTCGCCAGGCGGCATCACGGCAACGTCGACCGGCTTCCAGCTCGGGACCGATGCCACGCTGAACACTGGCACGCAGGTGATCACCTTCCGCGTTCACGGCTGATTCGCGCTGACAGCCGCATCCTCGGGGCATGTCGACCATCGATTCGGCCCCGACCTACACCTTGCACCGCGAGCTCGTGGAAGCGCCAGACGGCGCTGTCACACTCGAGATGCAAGGTTTCAACGCGTCCGGCTACGAAAAAGTGCATGTGCAAGTGGTCGCAGCCGATGGCGCGAACCCGTCTGTCGAGGTTCTCGTTTGGAGCGACACGCTCGGGAAATTCATCTCCGTGCATACGCCGATGGCCTTCGCTGGCAAGGGCGTCGATTCGTCCTACGAATTCACCGTCGACGCACTCGGGCGTCGAATGTTCGTTGCAGTGACAGCGATCGCCGCTGGTACTGCCAGTGTCTATATCGCAGGTTGGCATGCGTGACGATCGCTCATTCTTGCTTGACGCTCAAGGCGTCGACCCCCGCCGCGTAGCTGATCAAGCTGTCGCGGACCTTGTCGCAGAGCTCTCCGGCCTCGATCCTGAGAAGCTCGCGAAGGCGGAGCGTAGCGAGCTGTTCAAGTTCTACGAGCAACGCAGGGCGCTCCGGCTCGCTGTGCTCAAAGACAAGATCGTGCATGGTCATCGTGTCGACCTGCTCGCGACCGAAGTGCTTGGATATCAGGTCCAGCCCTTCCATCTGCGCATGATGCAGTTTCAGTTTCAGCACAGAGACAACCTGCAATTGTGCTTCCGCGGCGCTGGCAAAAGCGTTACTTGCACGATCACGAAGGCGATCTGGTATCTCTGCGTAAACAGGGACCTGCGGCTACTTATTGCCTCGAAGAAGCATAAGAACGCGACGAAATTCCTCGGCGACATCAAGCAACATCTCGATGGGAACAAGCTCCTGATCGAGATGTTCGGATCGTTCAAGGATCCGAACCCGAAAACCTCGCTCAAGTGGAACGAGGACGAGATCGTGGTCATGGGCCGCACGAAGGTCCAAAAAGAGGCTTCGATCACGTGCATCGGCGTTGACGGATCGGTCGCTGGCGGTCACTTTGACGTGGAATTCAGCGACGACATTGTCGACAACAAAAACAGTCTGACAGCGGAGATGCGGGACAAGATCGAGAATTGGTACAATTCGGTCCTGGACCCCTGTATGGAGCCGCCAGACGACGAAGTGCCATATCGCGGAGACAGGAATCGACTCGGGACGCGCTATCACTTCGACGATCTCTATGGTCGCTGGATCGCGAAGATCGATGAAGACAAGGCGAGTAACCTCGAAAACAGCATGGCGGTAAACGTCATCCCTGCGCTCGATGAGAATGGCCGATCGCCGTGGCCGCAGAAGTGGCCGCCGTCGCAGCTCATGGCCCGCCGTCGCAAGTACGGCCTGATCATCTTCTCCGCGCAGTATCAGTGCAGCACGGATGCGATGAAAGGCGAGATCATCCAAATCGATGACTGCCAGCCGTGCAAGCCCTCTGAGGTCATGAATTTGTACAACGCTGGAGAGCTCGAAACCTTCATGGGTGTCGACCTCGCGATCTCTGAAAAAGAGACAGCGGACAAATTCGCAGCGGTCGTGCTGGGCCGCGATGCTCGCAAGAATTACTACGTGCTCGAGCACTTTTCCTCGCAGCTTCGGTTCAAGGCGCAGACGATGAAGATCGTCGAGCTGTGGAAAAAGTGGGGATGCACACGAATCGCCATTGAGAAAAACGGCTACCAGGGAGCGCAGCTACAGGCTCTCAAGGATGCCTATAAAGACATCCCGCTTCGTGGCATCTCGCAGGACAAGGACAAGGTGACTCGCGCGCATCGTCTCTCTGCGATCTTCGAGCAAAAACGGATGTTCTTTCCGCAGCCGGGGAACGAGCTTCTGGTCGAGCAAATCGTGCTGTTTCCTAGCTTCCGCTACGATGACTCATTCGATGCACTTGATCTCGCCGTGGCTGCCTCGAAGCACCGTGAGCGCAAGATCCGGGCCGCAGAGGCGAATCTATGACCGAGACCACTGTCACAGTCGTGCGCAAGCGTCGCGGGCGCTCCGAAGAGATCGAAGAGCGCATTACGAAACTCATGTCTGGCGTGCCGCCTGAGCCTGCCTCGCACCAGAATTTCTCTGCCGAAGAGGCGACCATGTGGTCCGGCTCCGGCGTTGACGTTGTGGTGCCAGACTACGATCCGTCGATGCTCGCAACGCTTCCTGAGGACAGCGACGAGCTCGGCCAGTGCATCGACGCGGTCGTGACTGGCGTCTGTGGATACGGCTCGCGAATCGTCGCTGACTTCCCGCTCGAAAAGGGCGTCGTCCCTGCTGATATTGCAGATGCAGTGAAGCAAGAGGCGGCCGATCTGCAAAATTTCCTCGACTCGTGCGGCGCAGACGACGATTACGACTCCATGCGAACGAAGTGCATCACGGACCTCGTGGTGACTGGCAATTGCTACTTCGAGATCGTGCGTGGGATGGACGGCAAGATCCAGTCGATCGAACATGTCGTCGCGGCCCAAATCAGGCACATTGCTCAGGATGATGAGCACACTCTCGTTCGTACGAAGATGAAGCGCAAGCGTGCGGATGGCCGATCTGAGCTCTTCGAGCGCGCAGAGTATCGTCGGTTCCGTCGATTCGTTCAGCTCTCGAATGTGCAGATCTTCGGCAGCACGAAGGGCGCCCTACAGCGCACATATTTCAAGTCGCTAGGCGATCCTCGCAACTACGATAACGAGACCGGCCAGCTTCTCGGGAAGCTCGACGCGACCGGAAAATACGTGGAGGACGCTCTCGAGGTCGCGACCGCGAAGCTACAGCATCGACTGGCGAATGAGCTCGTGCACTTCACGAGCTACAACGTCAAGGGCTCGAGCTACGGCCTGCCGAAATTCATCGGCAACCTCTACTCGATCGAGGGCGCGAGGCTCTGCGAGAAGCTAAATTACTTCACGTTCAAAAGCAACAATGTGCCATCGGCTGCTGTCTGCGTGAGCGGCGGGCAGCTCACGGAAAAGTCGATCATCCGTCTAAAGGACTTCGTCGATTCGCATATCGAGGGGTCGCACAACATGAGCAAGATGGTCTTGCTCGAGGCGGAGTCTGTCTACGAGAACGATGAGGCCGGGCCTGCTGTCAAGATCGACATCAAACCGCTTACCGCGGTTCAGCGAAGCGAGGGCATGTTCACTGCGTATCACGAGGACTGTCGCTCGGCGATTCGCGGAGCATGGCGCTTGCCTCCGATCCTTGTGGGTCGCTCGCAGGAGTGGTCGGGCGTTGTGATCGACGGTGCCCGAAAACTTGCAGATGAGACGATCTTCGCTCCGCTCCGCGTGCGATGGGACAAGTTTTTCAACCGCAAGATCGTGCCGCTTCTCGGATACTTCCTGCACAGGATCGAGAGCAACACCCCGAATACTACGGACAACGTTGCGCTTGTCAACCTGCTCGCCGCGGCCGAGAAGAGTGGCGCTGTCACACCGCGAATCGCTCGACAGGTGCTCGAGCAAGTTCTGGGTCGCGAGCTTCCGCCGTTCCCCGAGGGCTTTGATGCGGATGTTCCGTTCTCGGCGACGATGGCAGAGCTCGTGAAAAACGAGGCCGATCCGGCGGAGCCTGGTCAGCAAGTGACCGCGATCAAGTAAGACGCCCCTAGCATCGGCTGCATGGCATCTCGAGCAGGACGTACAGCCTTCGAGCGTGGACAGCATGACGGACGCGGCGCCGTGCCGATCGAGCCCCCGAAAGATGCAGTCGCAAAGGCTGTCTCTCAGGACAGCTCGCCGGATGGCGAAGAGGCGTTTTTGCAGCGCGTGCCCGTCGTGAAGAGCACGAACGAGGAAGGCGACTTCCTGCTCTTCGGCGTCGTGATGCGCCCTGACGCGGTCGATGCACACGGCGAATTTGCAGATGCAACGCTCGTGCGCAAGTCCTCGCACGACTTCCTCGCAGGCTACGGCACGGCGAACGGAATGGGCGTTCAGCACAAGGAATTCGATCACCCGATCGAGCTTGTCGAAAGCGGCATCGAGACTGTCTCGCACGAGAAGCACGGCTTGCCGGTCCTCGCTGGCGACTGGACGGTGCTTGCTCGCGTCAACAGCGACGCTCTCAAAGAGCAGGTCACGAAGAGTGCACTTACAGGTTTTTCGATCGGTGGCTTTGGGGCAAAGACCGCGGTCGCACCAGATGCACAGCAGCCCGTCGCAAAGTCGCTGGACGGCGGCGCAAGGCAAGCTGTCGCGAAGTTCACCCGCCTGTCGGTCCACGAGATTAGCCTCGTGGACGATCCGGCAAATGAGATCACATTCGTGATCGCGAAGCGTCGCAGCAAGGAAGATGAGATGAAGACTCAGACCGAAGATCAGGCCGCTGCGCTCGCCGCGGCTCAGGCGGAAGCCGCAGACCTCAAGAGCAAGCTCGAGACCGCGGAGGCCGCTCTCGCAGTCGCGAAGGCTCCTGCGGATCCGGCGATTTCGCCGGCTCCCGTGACGCCGACCGAACCGGCCAAGCCCGAGAACGATGCGCCCGCCGCGAAGCCGGCTGACGTTGCAGATGCACCGGCCTCGCCGGCTCTTGTTGCGAAGGCGAAGCGGTTTACGAAGGGTCGCGCCGCGGCTCTCAAGACCTTGCAGGAGCAACAGGCTGCGACCGCGAAGGCTCTCGCTGATCTGATCAGCGATCTGGACGGCGAGGCAGATGACGGCTCCGAGGTCGATTCGTCTGGCCCCGAGGTCATCACGAAGGCGGCTGTCGACATCGACGCTGCGATCGCGAAGGCACTCAAGCCGATCACGGACGAGACTTCTGTGCTCAAGCAAAAGCTCGCTGCCGCAGAGGCAGAGCTCGAGGTCGTGAAGAATGCTCGACTTCCCGCGACCTCTCGCAACGGCTCTACCGTCACGAAACAGCGCGACCGCGAAGATCTGTGGGACAACCTCGTCTGAGCCGGATTCGCAAAACACCCGCACCATAGCTCGCAGAGGCAGAGGCACAAGTCAATGGCTACTCCCGACAACGCACAGATTCAGAAGGCCCTGATCGTCACTGACCAGATCGCGGCTCAAGGCAAGCTCGATCCGGCTCAGAGCGACAAGTTCCTCGACTGGGTCACGGATGAAACTGGCCTCAAGGACAGCGTCCGCATCGTCCGCTTCCGCAACGAATCGATGAAGATCGACAAGATCAACGTCGGCCGGCGCGTGGCGGTCCCGAAGGACGAGGCTGCTGATCCGGGCGTCCGGCGCGGCGTGTCGACCTCGAAGATCGAGCTGAGCCCGAAGGAGATCATGGTCCCCTTCGAGATCTCGGATCGGTTCGCAGAGGTCAACCTCGAGGGCGAAGCGGTCAAGGCTCACATTGTCCGCATGATGGCCGCGACCTTCGCGAACAACCTCGAAGAGCTGTACATCATGGGCAACAAGCTCGGGCCGGCGATCATCGAGGCCGACTATCGCGACGCGGGCTCTGAGGTCAACCACATTCGCGACAATTACCTCGCGCTGGTCAATGGCTGGTCTCTCCTGGCCGATTCGGGCAACGTCATCGACGCGGAGGGTGAGAACATCTCCGCCGGCATCTTCTCGCGGGCCATGCGTGGCCTTCCGACGAAGTTTCGCCGTCGCATGAAGGACATGCGAGTGCTGATCAGCCCCGACCTGTGGAGCCTCTACCTCGAGCGCCTTGCGTCGCGTGCGACTGCCATCGGCGACGCGGTGATCAGCGGCGGCTCGCATGATCCGTTCGGCATGAAGGCCGCCGAGATCCCGCTGTGGCCGCTGAACCCGATCACTGTAGAGCACAAGGTGCTGAACGGCACGACGGCCGTGGCACTCAAGAGTGCCAACGTGACCGAGGTCGTGGTCCACCCTGAGACGCTGGGCAACGCTGCGACGCCGAGCTATGTCGAGGGTGTCGATTACACTCTCGACGCGGCTGCGGGCACCGTGGCTCGCGTGGCACTCGGCGCCATCGCCGATGGCGCGACGGTCAAGATCACCTACAAGGCGGCGCCTCAGATCATCATGACGCACCGCGATAACCTGATCCTCGCGATCGGTCGCGACATCACGCTCGAGAAGGACCGCGACATTTTCAAGGGCATGGATCAGTATGCTCTGTCGGCGAAGGTCGACGTGCAGATCCAGAACCTCGACGCTGTCGTGAAGGTCAAGAACATCGGCATCGGCGTCTGAGCCATGATCACGTGAGCCTCGCATGATAAGTGCGAGGCTCACGTGTTTGTGGACCTCGCAAGGTTCGGAGAATTCCCATGGCAAAGGCACGCATCACCCTACTTCACGCGACCTCGCACGAATCGCGTCACGGCAAGTTCCCCCGCAAGGGTTCTTTCATCGACACGACCGATGCCGGCAAGATCGCCTACTACACGCGGCAGTCCGAATTCTCGGTCTCGCCGATGGCAGAACCGAAGCCGGCCAAGGTCGCGAAGGTCGTCGCAGATGCACCGGAAGTGCCCGCAAAGCCTGAGCCCCAGGCTCCGGAGCGCCGGCCCTGGAATGCGAAGATGGCAAAGCCCGATCTGCTCGCAGAGGCAAAGCGCCGTCGTCTCGCTGTCGCCGACGAGGATACGGTGAAGGACATCATCGAGCTTCTCACCGCCGACGATGAGGCGCAGGACGACGAGGACTGATCATGACCCGATACATCGTTGCTACTCCGGCCAACTTCGTTCCCTTCCAGATCGACGCTGGCGACTTCCAGGAAGGCACGCAGCGCTCGTGCAAGGGTTCCTTGCATGTGCGGCCGAGTGCCACGATGACGATCACCGCGGACGAGTTTTCTGTCCTCAAGGCCAGGTTGCCCGGCACCGTGATTCGCAGCAAGATCCAGCCTCCGCCCGACCCCGCCGAGCAGCCTCCTGCGAAGCCGGCCGTGAGTGAGGAAAAGCCAAAGGTCGCAGCCCCGAAGCCGCGACGCGAGGAGAAGCCATGAAGACTCGACATGTCCCTTCGGACTGCTACATCGAAAAGGCTGCCGTGCCCGCTGGCATGAGCTACGACACCTTTTTGCAGACCATCCGCGACGCGGCGCAGGTCTCGATTCGCAGTGCATACAGCCCGGCGGATGACTATCCGGGTTACGTGGTCGAGATCTACGAGGACTTCCTGATCTTCTACCTCTACACGCGCAGCGAGAGCGAAGGATCGATGCACCTGCGAGCAGGGTGGACGATCGAGGATGGCAAGGTCGTGATCGGCGAATGGGTCCAGGTCGTCGAGCTTACGCAGTATGTCGAGGTTCGCAAGCAACGCTGGTCCAAAACCTCGATCTTCGATTCGCTGTTCTAACATCCCGCCGAGATCGGCATCGAGAGCCCTGGACCGCCCCTGCCTAGCATGCGACCAGGGCATCGTTTTATGGAGAATTCAACATGGCCTACGTGACAGTGCAAGATCTTCGAGACTTCGGCCTGACCGAAGAGACAGCAAGCGATCAGCAAGTCGCCGCTGCGATCGTGCTGTGGTCGCAGGTCATCGACAAGATCTGCGGGCAGTGGTTTGAGCCTCGCGCTGTCACATTCCGACT